GCGCGGGCGCAGCTCGCCCAGTTCCTGCAGGTGCTCACGCACGGCCGCTTCCAGCGCGACATGCATCGTGTGCGGATCGACACCCAGGGTCGCGGCCATCTGCGCGGAGACCCGCGCCGGCCAGTTCAACCACGCATCGCGCTCGGCACGCGCCAGCTTGAAGACGTGCGCAATGGCCTGCGAGCGGTCCACCAGCTCGCCCTTGAGGCGGGCCAGACGCACCTTGTTGGTTTGCGCCTTGACCACCTCGTTGACGGTGCGGGCCTGCAGCAGCGACGTGCCGCCTGTGGGCGACGATGCCGGGCCATCCTGGGTCTGCCCCCCATCCGGCGTTACGGCGGCCCTGACGGGCCTGGTGCGCGTGCCGTTGCGCGGCGCTTCGGTGTTGCGTGCCCATTCGGCGTCGGCGCGGTCCGAGTCAATGGTGCCGTCCGCTTCCGGCGTGATGCGGCCGGCAGCGATGGCCTTGCGCACGGCGGCGTCCGACACGCCTCGGTGCCGTGCATAGGCGCGAATTGAAATTCCCATCTGAATCTTGCTGGTTCTTTTGCAGATAGCGCTTGGCTTCTCTGCCGAACAGCGCGTTCATCACACCACGTTCAAACCACCTCGAAGGAGCAACACATGACCACGCAACAACTGACCCCGGCACAGCACGCGATCCTCGCCTACGCGACCCAGCACACCGGCGGCAAGATCGAATGGTTCCCCGACAACATCAAAGGCGGCGCGCGCACGAAGGTGCTCGCCGGCCTCGCCAAGCGCGCCCTGATTGCAGCTGCCGGCGCCAACTGGCTCGTTGCGCCTGGAGGCTATGGCGCGCTGGGCCTGGAGGCGCCGCAGAAGGACGCACAGAAAGCCCCACGCACGCGCGAAAACAGCAAGCAGGGCCAGGTGATCGCAATGCTGCGCCACCCGGAAGGGGCAACGATCACCGAGATTTGCAAGGCCACCGGCTGGCAAGCCCACACCGTGCGCGGCGCGTTTGCCGGCACCTTCAAGAAGCGGCTCGGGCTGACCATCACCTCCCACAAGCCGGCCAACGGTGAACGCGTGTACCTGATCGAAACCGAAGACGGCGACCAACCGGCCTGATGCTGCACGGGGCCGACTGCGATAGCGTCGGCCCCGCATCAAGCGGGGGACAGCGCTTGGCTTGTGGCCGGAACAGCGCGTTCATGTCGTTGTCGTGATTGACGACGCCAACTTCAAAGAGAACACCATGAGCAACACCATCAAACGCTGCCCCTGCACTGTGGTCATCGGCGACAACGTCATCCAAACCGAAAAGCTAGCCAAGAGCCTGCCGTTTGCCCGCAAGCCGGCCGATCTGAGCCAAGTGCGCGGCCAGGAATACGCCGAGGTCTACGTCACCGAAATCAAGGAACTCACCACAGCTGAATTCGACGATTTCGCGGGCAACTTGCTGGTGTCCCGCGACTGGCTGCGCGGCAAGGGCGGCGGCAGGCTCGGCAGCTACTTCTGCATCGAGGTCATCGCACCCGGTCGCCCTACCCTCTATGTCAATCCGGAGGGTAGCGACTACGCACGGTATGTGGCCTGCATCGACTAGGTGCGGCTGACTGGAGAAGCCAAAAAAACAACTTGGCTTCTCCGTCGAGCAGCACGGTCATTCAGGTGCCGCAACGAATTGGTTCAGGAGAGCAACTATCTCCGTCACGGCACCGGATCCCCACACCCGCGTCATACAAATCGATCACGTCGGCATGCTCTGACTCGAATGGAACCTGCCCCGCGGGCATCCCATTCGGCTTCACGCACAACCCTGCGCATTTTTGCGCTGAGCCCTTGGAGGAGAACACGGAGAATTTACCCCCCTCAAAAAACGCACAGGATTGAGCATGCCTCGAATCAGATCGCATGACAGGTATTTCACCAGCAGAGGTCCTACCGATCCCCTGGACGATTTCCACCGCGAGTCAGTCGTTAAGCTTCACAAATCCGTCGACCCAAGCCTATTCGGCCTGAGCTCGTTTCGCTCACGCAAAGTGCGAGTGGATTCGGACACCATGGACAATCTCAAGATTGCCGAAACGACCGTCCGGCAAGTCAAGTGCATGCTGCCCTACGGCGGGGGCAATCAGAAGCCTGACGTCACCTATACCGAAGGCGAATCCTGGGCGCGTCGGAGCATGCTGCGTGATGAAACGTATTGCCAGAATCCGATCCAGCACGCCAAGGAAGTTGTGCGTTACCAAGCGGGCAACTGCGCTGAGCACGCGAATGTCAGCTACGCGCTGCTGGCGGGCCGTCAGCTGAACGCACCCTTGCTGCGGGCCAGCGACGGCGACGATGATCATGCGTATGTTCTGATCGGGGACCCGCGCGACCCATATTGGGGCGACAGAGATACGGTCGTCGTGGATGCCTGGGTGACGCATCCCTCGGCCTTTACCTTGGCAGAGGCCGATGATCTGCACCCGAACATGACCCCTTTCCAGCGCAGCCGATACAGTCCTCCGGACCCGGATGCCAATCTGCGCAATGTCCGGCATGTCACGACGGAGGAAGTCAATCAATACCTCTCGGAATACAGCCGCCCAGAAGTCGGCCCGGCATTGCTCGACTACATTGATGAGTACGTCGATACCAACAAGTTTTTCAATACGAAGACCTCCGCCGACGATCCAAGCACCCGCTACGGTGACTCCAGCTTTACCTCCAAAGCGATGGACCGCATAGCGGAAAGCACGGTCGATCGGCAAAGAGAAGCCCGGTACGAGTGGAATAATTCCCCATACAGCTGGTAACTGAGCACCAGCAGACCTCTACTTTTGCATCGAGGTCACTACACCCGGTCGCCTCCACCTCGTACGTCAATCCGGAAGGGGCGACCACACCCGATACGTGGTCCGCGCAGGCTGATCGGTTCTAGACAATCTACCGGATCAGCGCCTCGCGGATAGCCTGCTCCCCGGTGTATTCCTCCCAGCGCCTGACGATCACGTCGGCGTATTTGGGATCCAGCTCGATCAGGCGCGCAACGCGCCCCGCCTTCTCCGCTGCAATTAGCGTCGTACCCGAACCGCCGAACGCGTCGAGCACCACGTCGCCCGGCCGGCTCGAATTGCGAATCGCTCGCTCCACCAATTCCACCGGCTTCATCGTGGGGTGCAAGTCGTTGCGCGCAAGTCTCTTGATCTGCCAGACGTCTCCCTGATCGCGGTCGCCGCACCAATGACGCTGCGCCCCTTCGGCCCAGCCGTACAGGATCGGTTCGTATTGCCGCTGGTAATCCGCACGGCCAAGCGTGAAACGGTCCTTGGCCCAGATGATGAACGTCGACCAGCGGCCACCCGCCTCGCGGAACGCCGCCTGCAGCACGTCCAGCTCACTGGAGGACATCGCCACGTAGATGGCACCTCGGCAGTTGGCAATCGTCGGCGTCAGTGCCGCGAGCAGGAAATCGTAGAAGCCGCCGCCCAGGTTGTCGTTCAGGATGGCCCGGCTCGTGCCACGCTGCCGGTCCTTGGCCGTATTGGCGTAGTTCACGTTGTACGGCGGATCTGTGAACACCATGTCCGCCGGCTCTCCCAGCAACAGCCTGTCGTAGTTCTCGGCCACGGTCGCGTCCCCGCACAGCAGCCGGTGCCTGCCCAAGACCCAGACGTCGCCCGGACGGGAGATCGGATCCTCGGGCACCTCCGGCAGCGCAGACTCTTCCGCCTGGCCGTCGCCCTCCTCCCCTTCCATCAGATCGGCCAGTGTGTCCGCATCGAAGCCCGTCAACGACACGTCGAAGTTCGCCGCGTCGAGCGCGGCCAGTTCGGCACGCAGTACGGCATCGTCCCAGCCCGCGTTCTCGGCGATGCGGTTGTCCGCGATCACCAGCGCCCGCCGTTGCGTGGGGCTCAGGTGATCCAGCACCACCACCGGCACCACCTGCAGGCCCAGCTTCATGGCAGCGGCGAGGCGCCCGTGCCCCGCCACGATGACCCCGTCGCCGCCGGCCAGGATCGGATTGGTGAACCCGAACTCCACGATGCTGGCCGCGATCTGCGCAATCTGTTCGTCGGAGTGCGTCCGGGCGTTGGCGGCGTACGGGGCGAGCCTCTGGATCGGCCAGTGCTCGATCTTGCCTGCGAGCCAGGAGGTCATCATTGCACCACCTCCTCGCCCGCCAGGCGCTCGGCCGCAACGGCCGCGAAGGTCTGGCCGGTCGACTGCAGCGTCACCGGCGCCTCGGGGAAGTTCTGCTGGAAGCGCTTGATCGTGACGTCCACGTATTCGGGTGCGATCTCGACGCTGCGGCACTGACGCCCGGTCCGCTGGGCGGCGAGCATGGTGGTGCCGCTGCCACCGAAGGGTTCGAACACGATGTCACCGGCATCCGAGTACGCCTCAATCACGAACTCTGGCAGCGCGACCGGGAACACCGCCGGGTGGTCGATGTCGCGCCCGATCTTGCCCTTGTGCCGCATCAGGCGGATCACCGAATCCGGAATCCGGGTGTCCTGGGTAAGTTTGCCCTCGTGTGTCCAACTCCCGCGAACGCCATCCTTGCCCCGCATCGAGGTCGACGTGCCGTCGGGGCGCAGGTGTTCGTCTCGCCCGGCGAACTTGCACGGCACCGTCTTGTTCGGCCGCCGGGCCTCGCGGTTGAAGTGGAAGACGAACTCGAACGACGGCCCCAGGCGCCCCATCCAGTCGCCCGGCATGCCCGGCCCCTGGTCCCAGACGTACCAGCCAAAGCGGCGCCAGCCCTGCGTGCGCATCCACGCGATCCAGGCGTCCCAGTACGGGACGACCTCGCTGTCGCGGTGGACCAGCCCGAGGTTGACGAGCACCTGGCCGCCGCCGGCCATCGGCACGTTGCCGAACACGCCGCGCATCAGCACGTCCCAGTCCGCGATACCCCCGGTGGTGTAGTTGCGCTGGTTGGCGTAGGGCGGCGAGGTAAAGCACAGCGCGGCTTGCTGGCCCGCCATCAGGGCCGCGATCACGCCGCTGTCGGCGGCATCGCCACAGATCAGCCGGTGCTCGCCCAGGAGCCAGACGTCGCCGGGCCGAGACACCGGCACCGCAGCGGCGTCGGGCACGTCGTCCGCTGCATCCGGTTCCGGATCGCTCGCCCCACCGTCCTCAGCTTCGCCCAGCTCGTCAGCCAACAGCGCGTCGATCTCGGCGTCATTGAAACCGGTCAGGGCCAGGTCGTAGCCGGCGTCAGCCAGTTCGGCGAATTCCAGCGCCAGCAGCTCGTCGTCCCAGCCCGCATCGAGCGCGATGCGGTTGTCGGCGAGGATGAGCGCGCGCTTCTGCGTCGGCGACAGGTGCGCCAGCTCGATCACCGGCACCTCGTCCATGCCGAGCTTGCGCGCGGCGGCCAGACGCCCGTGGCCCGCGATCACGCCACTCTCGCCGTCGACCAGGACTGGGTTGGTCCAGCCGTACTCCACAATGCTGGCGGCGATCCTAGCCACCTGCTCGTCGCTGTGGGTGCGGGGATTGCGGGCGTACGGAATCAGCGCCGCGACCTTGCGGTACTCGACGGTGAGCATGTTCTGTTTCGGGTTCCCAAAAGGAAACGGCCCGCGCGGGAACGGATCCCGGCGCAGGCCGCGTGCAAATGAAAACGCCCGCCGACGGTCGGGCCGTGGGCGGGCGTGGAATGGGGTGGTGCAACCGGATGGAGGGTGCGAACCGCGAACCGTGCGAACCTCGGTGCGCACCCTGACGGTGGGCAGGTCTTGCGCTTGTCCCTCCCGTATTGCGCTTTGGCCAGGAAGGACCCCTTCGCCCCCTAGGGGGCCTCGCGGCCCCGGCGCTCATGTCGTCACGATAGGCGTAAATGTACCGCTTTTCGGGGGAGATGCGACACCCCCTTTTTGCGTTGGCTTATCAACCGTTAGCAACCCTTCGCAATATTGCGCAGGCGTTGCCAATATTGCGTAATTTCACGCACGGCCGACCTGCTCGCCTCCGTTGAGCCGGTCGACCACCGCCTGCATCGCGCGTTGCCAGCGCCGTTGTGCCGTCTTGACACAGCACGCATAGCGCTTGGCGATGTACTGCCATTCGTCGCCTTGCGCGCGCATCCACACGAGGTGCCGGTGGTCCACATCCAGCCACTGCACCCACCGCATTGTCTCCAGCATGCGGTCGATGGCCGCGGGACTGGGCGGATAGTAGTGACGCGGCTGGTCGTCAGCAGCGAGGCGCTCCCATTGCTCGCGCACGATGTGTGGCCAGACTCGGAAGTAGCCCTGCACGCGGACGGGTGGAAGCGTGCGCCCTGTACGCGCTGCCTCCTCGAAACGCGCGGCCACCGAATCGGACGTCCAGGCTTCCGAGCTACCGGTCATGGCGCTGGCCTCCTCCGTAGAGCCGTTCACCGATGCGGCGCACCAGCTCGCGTTCGAGGAAGTCCAGGCGGTCGTCGGATTCGTTCACCACGAGGATGCGCTGGTCCCGCCAGCCTTGCCGTTTGAACGCTTCGAGGTCCGCGACCTCGGGCTGCGTGCGGGCCAGTGCGGATTTGTAGGACGGTGTGGGAATCTTCATGCCACACCTCCTAAGTCTCGGAACATCAGCGGCTGCAATGCCCGGACAAGCTTGCTGTTCTGATGTTGGGCGACATGGGTCGTCGTCATGGTTTCAGTCCTTCGTTTTGTTCGGACCGACGCAGCTGGCGCAGTACATCGAAACGCCCTTGAGGTGCGTGTACGCGCACGTACGCGTAGGAGTTACGACGTAGTACGTCAGCTGCGTCGGTCGGATGTGTCGGCTTGAAGCTCAGTTGTCCGAGTACGGGCTATAGGTCGGCATCGGCGGATGCTTCAGGCTCACACCACGGAAGCCCCGCAAACCCGCTGTGTTGCGCCATTTCTCGGCCCCGCGGGTGATCAGCAGATCGGAGAAGCGCCTTTGCGATCCGACGAATTCGCCAGCCGAGTCAGCCCACTGTTTCCAGTCGTTGAACAACTCGGCGGTCAGCGTCTTGGCGTTGATCTCTCGCACACAACGTTCGTCCAGCCAGCGGCCCAGCGCGTCCTCGGCCTCGAAATACTCCTCCGTCGCGTCCAGCACCTGTTGCGGGGGATCAAGCCGGCCCAGCCGCTGCCAGTCGAGACACCCTTGAACCGCCCACGCCAGGATGGCGTCGCGCTCGGCCAGCAGCTTTTGCTGCAAGTTCTTGTCACGCCGCTCAGGCGGCACCGTCACCGTGAACGGGATCAAGTGCAGCCGTCGCTTCATCGCCTCGTCGATGTTGCGGATGGCCGGTTTGTGGTTGCCCGCGACGAACAGCTTGAACTGCGGGAAGAACTCGAAGAAGTCCTGGCGCATGAAGCGCGCGGAGATCTTGTCGCCGCCGGTGAGGTTCTTGACCTTGGATTCCGCCCAGCGCCGTCCCTGCTCGGTCTCGATGGCCGCCACGAAGCGCGCACCTCGCAGGCCCGCCATGTCGGTCGGATGCCGGTCGGCGCGCGTTTCCATGAACGTATCCATCGCCGCGTTGACTGCGTAGTCGCCCAGGATCGTGGCCAGCGTGTTGACGAACACGGACTTGCCGTTGGCACCCGTGCCATACAGGAAGAACAGCGCATGCTCCTGTGTCGACCCGGTCAGCGCGTAGCCCGCCATCCGTTGCAGGTAGGCTTGCAGCTCGACGTCGCCGCCCGTGACTTCCGAGAGAAACTGCCGCCAGGTCGGGCAATCACCCTTAGGCGTCGCCGTGGTCACCTTCGTCATCCGGTCCTCACGTCGATGCGCTCGCAGTTGGCCCGTGCGCAGGTCGACTACCCCGCCGGGGGTGTTGAGCGCCCACATGTCGGCATCCCACTCGTCGGCCGTGGCCGCGTGCTTGGGGTCTGAACGGGCGATCTTCTCGACCGAGGCAATGGTCGACGAGCTCGCCAGCTTGGCCTTCTGCCGCGGCGTTTCCGCCTTGCACGAGGCCGCACGGCAGATCCCACGCGACAGGTGGGTGACGTAGAGCAGCTGGTCGGGATTCCACCGCACGCCGGTCCACACCAGCCACTTGCCCCACAGGGAGCAGTAGCGCCAGTCGTCGCCATAGCGGCGCGTGAACGCCGTAGCCAGCCCGTCCTCGGTTTCCCAATCCACGCCCTCCAGCACGTCTGCCGACACGCTGTCGTCCACCTCCGGCACCACGGGCACCCGCGCGCCGGCTGCGAGGTAGCCGGCGACGTCGAACCCCTCTTCGATCGCGTCGGCTGCATCCCAGCCCTCCGGCTTGTCGTCCGGCGGCAGCAGGATGGCCACCAACAACGCTCCCGCCTGCAGGATCGCCTGCGACGCCCGGTCGGCATACTCCCAGCCCGGCTTATCCCGGTCGGGCCAGATCAGCACAGCCTTGCCGGCCAGGGGCGACCAGTCGGTCTTCTCGACGGGCGCGTTCGCCCCGTGCATGGCCGTGGTCGCGACGATGCCGGCGTCGATCAGGGCCTGGGCGCATTTCTCGCCCTCGACCAGCACGACCTGCGTGGCGCTCACCAGTCCCGGCTGGTTGTACAGCGGGCGCGGATCGGGCGGGGCCATCTTGCGGCGCTTGGCATCCCACGGCCGGAACTCCTTGCCCCGGCCGGGCGGGTCGTAGCGGTACACCACCCCGATCAGCCTGCCGGCGGCGTCCAGGTAGTCCCACTTGGCCGTCTCAGGGCCGAGGTCGTCCGTCGGCGGCTCCTTCCGCTTGCGCCGCACCGGCTGCGTGCTGGCGAGACCAAGCAGGTCAGCAGCGCGCGCCAGCACCCTCGGGAATTCCGTCTGCACATCGACACCCAGGGTGCCCGCGATCACTGCGAACACATCCCCGCCATCACCCGTGGCGCGATCCGTCCACAGGCCGGCCTTCTCGCCGTCGAGCACGATTTCCAGGCTGTCGCCGGGGTTGCCCTGGATGTCGCCGATCACGAACTTGTTGCGCCGCTTCTTGCCGGCCGGAAACAGGATGGCCAGCACCGAGTCCAGCCGATCGAGCAGCAGACTCCGGATGCGCTCCCGCTCCCCGTCAGAGGATGCGGGACGAGCGACCTCCCGACCCTGTGATGGGCTGTCATTGAAGTCGAGCATGGGCGCTCCGCTCTTCCAGTTCTTCAGGGGTCGCCAGCAGATAGCCGGTCTTGACCGCCACCTCGCGAACGAACGCTGGGTTGAGATCGATCAGCCCAGCCACCTGCGCGAGATCGTCGCTGCGCAGGAAGCGCTCGGCGTCCTCCTGCAGGTGCTTTCGGTCCGCATAGCGCGCATCGGCGATGGCCTGGCAGAGCACCGCCACGATCAGGCGCTGTTCTGGCAGCAGGCCAGTGACCGGCGCGGGGACGTGGCGCAGCAGCAGCCGCTCCACCGCGCGGATGGTCACCAGCGGGCGCGGACGCGCCGCCCGTCGTGTGCGGCGCGGATCGATGGTGCTGCGGGTTTTAGGGCGGGGATTGCGGTGATTGAAATCCAGCATCTCGGTTACCACGGAATGTCATCTTCCAAGTCGGCGAACGCATCCGCCGACAGTCCTACGGAACGCCTCTGCCCCACGGAGGCGGCCTGGGCACGCGGCGCGTTGAGCGCCATCGCCTCCGTGTACGCGGACACGATGGCCCCGATCACCCGCAGGGCTTCCTCTTCGGCGTAGTGGGCCAGCGGCTTGTCGAAGCCGATCTCGCCGGCCACCCGCCCGAACGGCCGCAGGCAACGACGCATCGCAGCACGCTGCTGTGCAGTGGTCTCAGGCATGTGCGCCTCCCTTGTGAATGATTCGGACAATGGCGGCTCGGTCTCGCGCCAGGCCCCGTACATCGCGTGAAAGGCGTCCTGGCAGCGGCGCGAGCAGAAGGCCCAGTCGGGCGGATGGCGACGCGGATCGCCCACGCGGAAGCGCAGGTCCGAGTGCCGGTAGCCACGTGCTTGTTGGCGACAAACCCAGCATTGCACGGTCCCTCCTCACTGCGCCCACGCCGGGCGCGTGAAACCGGCCGCCTGCCGGGGTTGGGCAGCACGTGCCGGTGCCGACGCGGCAGGCGCGTGTGCGCGGCCGACACCGGCATTGGCGGCGTTCGCCGGCGGCGCGTTGCCGGCCATAAGCGCCGCGTAGTCTTTGTGGTTCGGCTCCACCGCCTGCCGGATCACGTTGCGGGCATCGCCCCGGCTGTCGAGCTCGATGTCGACACGGCCGATGAATTCCATGCCGTGAAGCTCACCGAAATCGCGGATGCGTCGGGAGAGCTGGGCCGGCTCGGTGTTGTCGTCCGGATGCACGCCACGCGCGGAGTTCAGCGCTGCGCGCACAAACGCACGACCCATGTTGGCCCACTCGTCGCCCTTGGGCGAATGCAGACCGATCATCGACCACAGCTTGCGCTTGGCATACGGCCCTTCGAGGACCACGAATTCGGCGGCGAGATACACACTGCCGGTATGCTCGGATTCGGTGGCCCAGCCACCCGTCCAGCCGCGGGACGGATCATCGAAGCCGCCCTGACGAATCGTCATGCGGATCTTGAGCAGCGTGCCCTTGGGGATCAGGTCAAAACCAACCTGCCGGCCGGCGTCGTTGAAATCGTTCCAAAACGTCATGGTCTAGTTCTCAGGATTCAGCAAAAATTCGGTTGGGTCGTGGCGCCGGCCAGCGGTACGGGCTTGCGCGGCGCCGCGGTCTTGGCGATCAACTTGCCCAGGTGCGGCTCCTCCAGGGCATCCAGCCGGCCGGAGCGGTCCTTGGCCGGGTAGCCCCAGACGTTGTCGGTGTGGGTGACGAACGCGCGGAATGGCTCTGCGGGCGCGGCGGCCGCCTCCCCTTCCGCCGGTGCGTCGGGGCGCAGCAACGCCAGCGTGATCACCTCATCGATGACACCGGGCAACTCCAGCGCGGTCTTGCTGCCCTCGAGCTGGATCGCAAAAAACCGCCGATTGAACTCATCGACCTTCTCTTCCAGAATCGCCACGAACACGACGTGCTTGTCGCGCACGTGCTGCAGGTGCGTCAGTGCCGCGATCATCTCGGTACCGAGCAGGCCGTAGGCACCCCGCGTGTCCGGCTTGCCGGTGCGCTCGGAGAACGCCTGCGGTTGCGTCTTGGCCCAGGCTAGGCACAGCCGGGACAGCACGGTGATCGAGTCCACAAAGTAGGTGCTGTACTTCCGCAGTTGTGCCGGATCGCCATAGCGCTTGCACACCGCATCGAAGTGCGCCTGCGAGTACGGCTGGTCGGGGCTCGCCGCCGGGTTGGGGCCGGCCAGGAACACGACCAGGTCACGAAACTCGGGCCACGAGCGCGGGCGCAGCGTGTCGCCGTACCAGTCCAGCACCGCCAGGTCGCCCGCCTCCAGATCGACAAACAACGTGCTGTCTTCGGGCAGCGTCTTGAGCTGGCTGGTCTTGCCCGCGCCGGGGATTCCGACGAGGACGATCTTGGCGCAGCGGGGCTCAGCCAGGCGCTGGTCTGCGCTGATGATGGGCAGCGTCATTGCCATGCCTCCCGACCAGCGAGCACGACTTGCGGCTGCTCCAGCGTGAAGGTGGACTTGCCGGGGCGCACGGTACGAGCCGCCTCGAATTGCTTGCGGAAGACGTCGGACCAGTTCTTGTACTTGTTCTCCGACACCTTGTAGGTGATGGTCATGTACTGCTCGGGGATGTCGCCCGAGGCGGCGATATTGCACGCCAGTTGCCTCAGCTTGGCCTGGTCCCAAACCACGTTGTTCACCAATTCGCACCTCACGGTCTGGCCGTGATCGTCAATGCGGACCGTACCGTGGTCGCGGCCGGTTGCCAGAATGGCTTGGCGAGCCAGGTCGGCATAGCGCAGTTCATTGATCTGATCGGCGAATGCGCGCACCTCCTTGGTGAACGCGTGCAGTTGCTCGACTTGGGCGATGAACTGACGGTACGTGTCCAGCGGCGCCTCGGCGTAGTGCGCCGGGGGAAGGTGCATGGCGTGTTGGAGTGCGACGAGGTTCATTCTGCGGCTCCTTGCAGGTACTGGGCTGTGGCGTGTTGGCTGGTAGCGGTGTCGCACTCGGTTTCCTCGGAGCGGCTGCTCGAGCTGGCGAAGAGGTTCTCGAGCTCGAAGCGCTCGACGTCTTCCTGGCGGTACAGCACGGCGCCGCCGATCTTGAGGAATCGCGGGCCGACACCGTCCGAGCGATAGCGTGCGATGGTGGCTTCGGCCTTGCCCCAGCGGAGGGCGAGGTCTCGCTGGGTCAGATGGGGACGCCTGGAGGCGTCGTGGGTCTGTTCAGACGACATGGAATCTTGCGTTCAAGGGTGGATACACACCGGTTGCGGGGGCTTGCGCCAGCGCTGCAACCGATGTCCGTATCGTCTCGAACGGGATTACTCAGACCGTTCCTCAGATTCCTCAAACTCGTTCCTCAAATCGAATCTGTGTGGTCCAGATGCAAAAAAACCCGGTCTGATCGCGATCAGTACCGGGTTGCTGAGGTGGTTTGGGTGATGGGTGATCGGAACGGCGTGACTGGTGCCAACCTGAGGAAAGCGCTCCTGAGCCTACCCAAGCCGGCCCCCTACAAGAGAGACCAGACGTTCCGAGCGTTCCTCAGATTCCTCAAACGAGTTCCTCGGACCGATTTGGGTTGTCCGGGCATCGGGTCCAAGTAGCCAAGCCGGCGGCAATGTCGCATGAAGCCCTCCCAGCTATCGCAGCGCAGCTACGATAGTAGCGGTGCCTGTGGGAGGGCCTGGGATCGTCCGTGAAGAACGGACGGAGGCCGAGTTCGGCCAGCTGCAGCCGCTCGCGAACACCGAAAAGCAGGAAGATGAAAAACCGCAGCAAGCGCGAAAGCTGACATTAACGTTTGACATGAGCGGCTGCAGGCGCTGGTGACAACGGACCATCTTGCCTGCTGTCACTGACCGCGCCAGTTGGTGCTGACCGAGCGACCGGTCACGTTGGCGTCGCTGGCGGCTTGTCAGATGATTTCCCCATGACGCCCGGGCTTCGCACCGGGCTTTCCTTCTGCTGCGTCACGGCTCGACTACCACAGTGATGACGACATGCGGCACCGCGTCATCGAAAACCTGCTGTACGGCAACATTCCGATTGGGCCAGTCGTCAGGGTTGGGCAACCGTCCAGGCTCACACAAGTGCACGAACACCGCTCCATGCTTCGGCCCGAGCACGCCCTCTGCGACGTCAACAACCCCCGTGAACGAGCTTGGGTCGCAGACAGCACCGGAGCCGTGTCCCGCATAGCCGCCGAGGTTCTCCACGCCTTGAAATACACCACCCAATGGTTGCTTCTTGCGCGGTCCGAACTTCTCCCCGAAGCTCTTGACGTGCAACGTCCCGTCCAAGTGGTAGCTCGTGTGAGGGTCCCAGTCCTTGCAGCCGCGCGGGACCATCACGAAGAACTCACCCTTCCTTGATCGCCTGACCCACAACGTCAGCCAAAGATCACCGCCATCCTTAATAGCGACCGCGTAACGGCTTTCTCCAGACTGCAGTACGGACAGCTTCATCAGTCCAACTTTCGGTGCAGCCTCCGCCCGCGTTCTAGACTCTTCGAACAACTCACGCCACGTCTCGAGCTGCTCCGCACTCAGCGCGGTCGGATCGATCGCCTGAAACGTCATCCAGCCCTCAAATGTCTTCAGATCGTCTTCGCTGATGAAGTCCGACATGTTACCTCCCGCGTTCGCTGTGAATTGAGGTAAGGCGCCCCGCGCGCGCACTTAGAGGTTGAGCGGACAGCGCCTCTTTCAGGAAATGAAAAATTTGCTTGAATTTCGCGAGTGAACCATGCATTTCGTATGCTATGCATCCTTCCATGTGGCATGTAGCCAATCTTCAGCCTGAATTAGGTTCTTCTGACGAAGCTCTTCATATCGCAAACCATTGCGGATAACGTCGAGCAGCGCATTACCATCACTCGACATGATGAAGTGCTCGTACCCGACCTCGCTATCGTGATAGTGCGCTTCGATCTTGTTCATGTAGATTCGGAGCAGAGACAGGGCATCTTCAATCATTTGCCGAGAAATGCCAGGAAGCGGATCTGGGCTCGATTTCATCGAAGTTGTGAGATCAAGGTGGGCGAGTTGCTTGTTTCTCCAGATCCTGAACGGTTTGCACTTATCGTGAAGCTCGTCGAGCATCGGGCGCATCTGCCTCGCTACACTCTGATCGCCGTATTTTTTCAGTTGAAGCTGAAGGTGTTCGAGCGATAGATTGGCGTGCTTGCCCCTGCATGCAGGATCCGTGAGCTTACTGAGGGTGATTTGCACATCACCAATAAGTAGGTCTTGAATTATGTAGAAGAATGCCGAGGCGCACTCATTGAGCATGTCGATCCGTCTGGTCGATTCACCGAATAGCTGCCTGTACACGATCCATCGACCATGAAGCCAAGTAACCTCAGTTTTGAGCGCTTCGTAGACTTCGGCGATACGTGCGGGAATCGTGGTCATTATTTGGCTTCTCGGGGTATTGCGACTGGATGCCTGATGATTGACACGTGCAGCGTAAAGAAACTGCAGGCCGCGCAGCACTTGTCTTACTGCCAATGGAGAATTGCGGCTCAAAGGACAGGGAGGCGAATCATCCGGACCGCAACCTTTGGGGCTTCCGTTGAGAGCATCTCCGCTGGCCTTGGCAGAAGGGTGCGGCCATGACTCCCCACGCCAATGAAGGCCAGTGCGCAAATCTTGCGCAAAAAAGTGCGAGAGTCCTGCATTTGTACGCTCGCAAAATGCAAGCGTTCTGGCTGCAATCCTCTTGCTGGCCTCCCAATATAGCACTTGGGAGGATGCAGGCTATGGGGCGCACACCATGCGTCGGACCAAAGCATCGCTGATTTACCGCCGCACGAAAAACCTACGGGCGGTACAGTTACTCGGTCACACGAAGCTCGAAAGCACGGTGCGATACCTCGGCATCGAGGTCAACGATGCGCTCGAGATCGCAGAACAGACGGAGGCTTGAGCCAAGGTTGGCCGGACAGTGACTGGGCACTGTCCGGCCAGTTGCGGTCACTCGACACTGACTCTAAGATCGTTGACAATCAACGGGCAGTTGCAGGCGGATGTCATGCCAGCATGCGGTGCGCGGGATAGCCATTGCTGCGGGAGCGGCGAAAGCCGAGGTACACACAACAAACTCTGGAGTTCATTGTGACACTAGAAGTGATACATCGAACCGCGGACGTCTACGGGATTGGGCGCGAGTTGCCGCTCAACTATGTATCTCGCAAAGCTGTAGACGAACACTTCGTCGCAAATCTCACGCGCGACAAGCACGTCATCATTTACGGCAGTTCCAAGCAAGGTAAAACGTCTCTTCGCAAGCATTGCCTTCAAGATGACGACTATATCGTCGTTCATTGTTCCAACAAGTGGGGGATAGCAGACCTTCACTCCGCGATTTTAAAGCGCGTCGGTTATGAGGTAACGCAAGCGTCAACGCGCACAACTTCTGGCCGGAACAAGATCGTTGCGGCATTTAAAGCTAGGATTCTCGGCGTAGGAGTCGAGGCAACAGGCGAGCAGGAAGAGTCAAAGACGAGCGCAGTTACTACTGCCCCACTTGAGCTCGATCCAGAGGACGTAAACGATATCATCTCCGCCCTCAATGGGTTCTCTAAGTTCATTGTTCTTGAAGATTTTCACTATCTTCCCATCGATACGCAGAAAGATTTCTCGGTTGCGCTCAAAGCATTCCACGAGCAATCAAAGCTATGCTTTATCATCGTCGGCGTCTGGTTGGAGGAAGGACGTCTCACTGTCTACAATGGCGACTTGACGGGGCGTATCGTTGGAGTTAATGCGGATAAATGGACTAGAGAAGAACTTCGCGATGTCATCGCTGCTGGCGAAGCACTTCTTAATATTTCATTCGCATCTTCGTTCAAGAATGCAGTCATTGGCGGCTGCCTAGACAGCGTCTATATTGTTCAGGAGGCTTGCTATCAGGCGTGCGTGAGGGAAGGCATTAGCGCCACTCAGGATGAATTGCATCAGGACGTCGGAAAGGATGTAGATGTTTCTTCCCTAATTAGGGAGGTCGTAAATCAGCAGACTGGGCGATACAATTCGTTCATTACGCTCTTCGCAACCGGCTTCCAGGAAACTACTCTGCAAATGTACAAGTGGCTTCTATATCCAATTCTTACGGAAAAAGTCAACACTTTGGAAGCTGGCCTGACTTATCGCAATTTGCGCGATATCTTGCGCAAGCATCACCCGGAAGGTGTTGCCCTAAACATCGGGAACCTCACTCAGGCGCTTCAGTCCACCGCCTCACTCCAAGTTAAGAAAGAGATCAAACCAATCGTGCTGGATTATGACCAGACGAATCTCAAGCTCAACGTGGTTGATCGGGGCTTTCTTATCTGGCTCGGAAATCAGGATCGTAAGGAGTTGCTGGAACTCGCGGACCTCCCCACGGCCGCTTAGCCGGGCGACTAAACCCTCCCGGGCTGCTGCACCGGTTATTCTGGGCCTTCGAGCGACCGCTTGCTGCGGACACGGACTGACTGTTACAGGTCGTTTAGCGACGCTGCCCCCGCAGCAGGTCGGCGAGGAACCCCAAGATTCGCTTGGCCTGATTGCAATCGAAGCTTGGCCGGAGGGGCTGTTTGCCATGAGAAACCGGGGGGGGTGCATCACTGCGGTTACCCCAGCCAGTCCCTGTCCTCGTCGGGAATAATAAGCGCGTACCGTTCGTCGTCACGCAGATAGCGGATGAAGGCCTTGTAGGCGACCAGGTTCCGGTCGAACTCCTTGCTCGGCGAAAACCGCTGAGCCTGCGAACCACAAGCGGTCTTGAGCGCCTCCTTGCCCATCTCGTGATCGAGATCACTGATCAGGGCGAGCAGTATGGCCTGCTGGCGCGGCTCCAGCGGGTATTCGGCGCCCTCGATGAAGGCTTTGCCCAGCGTGCGCACGTAGCGCAGAGTGGTCTGCCCCCTCGCCTGCGGTTGAGCCTCTTCAACCTGCTGCGCCCCCGACTCGGCCTGCCTGTCCGCGAAGAACTCGAACCGGCTCTGGCCAATCCGCGCCACGCTACGGAGCGTGCGCACATCGAAGCCAGCTAATGGTGATCCGATTGGCAATGGCACATCACTGCTGGTCAATATCACGCAGGAACTGGCGGTGCGCTCGAGCTGGATCTGCTCGCGCAGCCGCGCGCCAACCTCCGGGCGCCCAAGCTGTCGCGCGAAATACCACGTCAGCGGCTTACCTCGCGTCGGCTCCGTCGTGCCGAGCCGCCATACCCGATCGGGTTCGATGACCTTCATGCCGCCGGCGTTCATTCCCAGCCCGCTCAACACGGCTGCGACGGCCCGCGCCGGCACCGCCTTGTACGTTTCCCGCAGACGACGCGACGCGTCAACATCCTCGCATTCCGGGCAAAGCAATGCGATCCGGTCGGCCGACACATCGCGCACCACCCGTGCGAGTTCCGAGCAGCACTCCGGACAGTTGACCCAGTCCAGCGGGTGACCTACCACCAGCAGCCGCTCGCGCAGCAGATGCGTCGCGGCCTCTGCCCCCGCCTCGAACAGGGCCTGGCCGTTGTATTCGGGCTTATCGCGCTCCAGCAGCCGGCATAGCAACACCGTGGCATCAACCTGAGCCTGACTCAT